AGCGTTAGCAAGATCTATGGCAAACACTAAGCAAGTTAAGGCAGCAGCAGTATTGAACAATGGTTTCAATGCATCATTTGCTGGTGGTGATGGAAAAGCATTATTTGCTGACGATCACCCAACTATTGCTGGTTCATTTAAAAATGAATTAGAAACTGGAGCTGATCTTAATGAAACTTCATTAGAACAAGCACTGATCGATATCGGTAAAATGACTGATGAAAGAGGCCTAAAAATTGCGGCTAGAGGAATGAAATTAATTATTCCTTCTGAGCTTCAGTTTACTGCTGACAGACTTATGAAGTCTGAAGGTAGAACAGGTACAGCAGATAACGACATTAACGCAATAAGAAACATGGGGATGATTCCTCAAGGTTACACTGTTAACCACTTCTTAACAAATGCAAAAAAATGGTTCGTTAAAACTGATGTTCCTAATGGTCTAAAACATTTTGTTAGATCACCTATCAAAACTTCTATGGAAGGCGACTTTGATACAGGTAACGTAAGATACAAAGCTAGAGAAAGATATGTTTTTGGATTCTCTGATCCAAGAGGCATATTCGGATCTGACGCTACGTAATAAATAATTAATTAGGGGCCGAACACAATTCGGCCCCTTTTTTTAAATAAAGTGAGAAAATGAGAAAATTCCTAGTAAAAATAAACGCCTATAAATATCACGCAGAATTTGAAGTTTTTGCGGAAGATAATGTTGAATCTATTGAAAATTCAATAGTTGACAAACTAGGAGAAAAAGGTGTAAAGTGGGAATATCTTGGAGAAATGATGGATCCCAAGATAAAACGCATAACCTATGAGGAGGTTAACGATGCAAGCACATCTAAACGACCTGTACAAACAAAAGAAAGTACTGGATCTAGAATGGGAGCAGGAGCATCTTAATGAGGGTAAATATACTCTCGATATGGTTAGGATTGACAGAAAAGTCAGAGAAGTAATTAGCCATATTAAATTAGCAGAGGCTAAAAAAGAGCATCTGATAAATAAGGTAGAAGACGCTGCCGCTCAAGTTTCTGTAGCTACTTAATAAACAAAAGCTACAACGCAAAAATTGCACAAATACCGTGGGCTCTCTTGCACTCTACTAAAAAATCATATATAAACAACGTACTATACATTTAACAATTATTAAATGTAGACGCGTATAGTCGACAACCCCTAGGGACTACATTTAAGATATCTAGGAGGATATTAATATGGCAAACACAACCTTTACAGGAAATGTCAGAGAAAACGGTGACGGTCTAAGAGATTCAGTCGCTGGTTCTATGGCAGCAACAGCAAATTTCCACATCGCTAATACTTTAACAGCAGGTGATGGAAGTGTGCAAAAATCAGAAACAGACACTACAACGGTAATTTTACCAAAAGGTGCGGTCGTTTACAAAGTTGTAATTTGGGACGGCGTAGCAGCAGCTGGTGGAACTATGGATATTGGATTTACTCCAATTGTCACTGGTCTTGCAGTTGCAGATCCAGATGCATTTGCAGATGGAATCGCAGTTGATGCAAAAGCAGAAACAGCAGCAGTAGGTGCTGGTGGAACTGCAGGAGCTTACTTAGGTGGTAAAAGTGACATCGTTAACGGTGTTGAAAAAGGACCAGCTATTGTAAATCCAGCAGGTCAAAGAGAACAAGTAATTGTTACTCACACTGCAAGTGCTTCACAAGCCGGTTCTGCAAGTGGTACTTTGTACTATTTTGTTGCAGACGAAAAAGACGGCGCTGAGTCAGCGTAATTAAATAATTAAGTGTGGGCTTCGGCCCACACACTAATTTAACAGGAGAAAATAATTATGAGTACATATCCAGTAGATATAAAAGCTAAAAGGATAACAAGTACTGCAGCTAATCAAGAAATTTTTGCAGGTCCTGCAAGAATTTTAGGTTTTTCTGCAAACTGTACAGCAGGTGCAGGAAGTATAGATTTAGAAGACAATGGAACTTCTCTAGCAGTTTGGGGAACACCAGACGGCTCTTCAAGTCCAATGGTTTATAATGTTACTTTGCCGGGTACAGGTATTAAATGTGATACTAAACCAACGGTAAGTTTAACAACTATTGCTGATGTAACATTCTACTACGGCTAGGAAATTAAATGGCGACTATTACTTACACAGTTACGGTTGCAACTGGTACTAACCAATATAGTGCTAACGCAAATAAGTTCTATATAAACGGAGAAGTTAGTCCCGTTTTAGAACTTAAAGAAGGTAACACCTACAAATTTGATCAATCAGATTCTACAAATGGAACTGGTGGAGGACATCCTTTAAGATTTTCAGCAACAGCAAATGGAACTTGGGGAACTCCTCCTGGAGGTACAGCAGGAACAGGAGTAGAATATACTACAGGCGTAACAACTAATGGAACTCCTGGAACCGCAGGAGCTTACACTCAAATTGTGGTTGCTCCCGTAGCAACTACCGGCGCTCCAGTTTTATTTTATTATTGTTCTAATCATTCAGGCATGGGTAATACTGCCTTAACTACCCCTCCAACTTCAGGTCAAACATTTTTTAATCCAACAATGGATGAAGTAATAGAAGAAGCTTTTGAAAGAACAAGTATGAGAGGAACAAGAACTGGTTTTCAATTAAGATCAGCAAGACGTTCTTTAAATATTATGTTTCAAGAATGGGCTAATAGAGGAGTTCATTTATGGAAAATAAAATTAGCTAAAATACCTTTAGTACAAGGACAAGCAGAATATAGTTATGCAACAGATTCAACAAATTTTCCAAATGATTTAGATGAAGTTTTAGAAGCTTACTATAGAAATAATTCGGAACCAACAGCTCCTCAAGATATTGCACTTACAAAAATAGATAGATCAGCTTATTCTCAAACACCTAATAAATTAGCGCAAGGTACACCTTCGCAATATTATGCACAAAGAAAATTAAATCCAAGTATATTTTTATATACAACACCTAGTGCCAGTGTATCAGACGCAACCACACCAAGTAATTATCAATTTTGTTTTTATTACATGGCAAGAATTCAAGATACCGGTGCTTACACTAACACAGCAGATGTTGTTAATAGATTTTATCCATGTATGATGTCAGGACTTGCTTATTATTTAAGTTTAAAATTTGATCCTGAAAGAACACCAGCATTGGAAAGAACTTATGAAAGTGAAATGTTAAGAGCACTTGATGCAGACAATCAAGGTACATCTAGTTTCATTTCACCACAAACATTTTATGGGGACGGTGTATAATGGGTGGCTACGCACGAGGAAAAAATGCTTTAGCAATTTCTGATAGATCAGGAATGAGATTTCCATATTCTGAAATGGTTAGAGAATGGAATGGTTCATTAGTTCATTACTCAGAGTTTGAAGCCAAACAACCACAACTTGATCCTAAACCAGTTGGTTCTGATCCTCAAGCTTTATGGAATCCAAGACCACAAAGAGCATCAACATCAGTTTTAATTTTATTAGATAACAATCCATTTACTTCTATTAAATATGGTGGAACAACCTATGTAAATGTTTACTCTGAAGATCATCAAAGAAAAGCAGGAGACATAGTAAGATTTAGAGGTTTCCCTGAGGTTATTACTGCCGGAACAGGTGGAGCAGATGCATATAACTTACAACAATTTAGACAAATTCAAACATTTGATAATGTAAGTGATTTAAATAATGCAAATGGTTTTACAATAGCTTTAGGTCAAATAAATTCTGCAGGAGTTGTAACAGGGGCTACTACTAATGATTCTCTTACAGATCCAATAAATTATTTTTATATAACAAGTACTAGCACTGCAACTCAAGGTGATATACAAGGAGGAGGATCTGGATGTTCTGCAGGTCCAGTAACATTAAAGGCATTATAATATGGCATACACATTATCAAATTTAGAAACAGACATTAGAAACTATACAGAAGTAGATAGTACAGTATTTAGTTCTGCTATTTTAAATCCTATTATTAAAAATGCAGAAAACAAAATTTACAGAGAAGTTGATTCAGATGAAGAAAGATTTTATGCAACATCAAATACTATTGTGGATAATAGATACGTAACAATTCCATCTGATTTAAGATTTATTAGATATGTACAATTAGAAAATACTAACGGAGATCAATTTTATTTAGAACAAAGAGATACAAGTTTTATGGCTGAATATTATGCAACACCTAGTACTCAAGCTGTAGGAATTCCTAAATATTATGGAAATTGGGATACTACTTATTGGGTTATCGCTCCAACGCCTGATAAAACTTACAAAATTACATTGGCTTATAATAAAGAGCCTGTAAGCATTACGGATACCGTCAACCCTACAGCAGCACCGGCTGCTACAAATGGAACTTACCTGTCAAATAAATATCAGGATTTACTTTTGTATGCATGTCTGGTAAATGCATATGGATACTTGAAAGGACCGCAGGATATGATACAATACTATAATCAGGCTTATGAAAAAGCTCTGATGTCGTATGCGATTGAACAACAAGGTCGAAGACGCAGAGATGAATATCAAGATGGAGTTATTCGTACTCAATTAAAATCCGAATCCCCATCGAGTTATTAATAATTAAGGAGAAAAAACAAAATGGCAAATATAGTACCTTACTCGTTCCCAGTTGAACTTTTAAAAGGAAACCATGACTTTGTAAATGATACGTATACGATTTCTTTGTATACATCTATAGCAGCATACAGTACAGCAAGTACTGTTTTTACAGCTACAGGCGAAGTTAGTTCAGGAGGCGGAAGTCAATATGCTGCACAAAACTTAACAGGTAATGCAGTTTCAAATGTTGCAAACTATGCAACAGTAG